GGATCTCTGATAAGTTCTGTTTTCGCAATATGGTTTGCCGTAGCAACTGCACCTTGGTGCCCATAAAGGATTGCATACTCATTAGATCCCGCTGATCCGAACGTTTTAGATGCTGCTGCTCCACTTGAAACTGCTATCGCATTAGTTGTGTAAAGTCTAAACCCAAATAAAGGTCTATCCGTTACTAAACCGTTTCTCATAGAAGATGCAGAACCATCATTCATTATTGATTGGTCCATAATCTTTGCAGCCGCTTTTCTCAATTGCTTGTAAAAAGCTGGCGGTGCAACGAGCCATCTGTTTTCCTCTGGTACGTCTTGACCATCAAGAACTGTCTTAGCAGCTGATATAACATCTGCTAATGTATCATTTCCTGCATCTCCATCAATTGGCGAAGCATCTGTTCCAGTGTTCGCTGCTGATGTTGAAGCATTGTCATAAATGTATTTTAATACATTATAGTCGTAGTTCTTTTTTAGTGAATAGGCACCTGAAGAAGTTGCTAGAGCTTCCCAATTTACGTGTGATTGTCTTTCTTCGATGTCATCTACCTTAAACGCAAAGTAAGAACCTTGATCGACAGTAAGTTGTAACTTATCATCTGCCAAAGTTTGTGTGTTTACAGTTTGACCTCGAGCGTAGTCGCTCACAGTAATGGAAGGCTCTTTCACGATATTTACTGTGTCGCCAAAATTTTCGATTTCTCCAGCGTAATCAGTGTTAGTAATATCTTCAACAACTGATGCACGTCTGAAAAACTTCTGAACCTTTTGACTATATACTGCTGGTACCCAATTACCCGAAGGTAAATTCTGGTAGCCTGCAGAAAGTCCCATAGTAGCCATGTGTTAGCCTCCTATTTATTGTTATTGTTAAGGTTGAATCCTACCCTCTTTCATAGCTTTATCGATTTCGTCTTCGTACTTCGCATACTCACGAACATTCATTTTAGCAATTTCTTTATTAGACCAGATTTTCTTTGTAGGAACATCTGATGTTTCTGCCTTTTTAGTTTTACTAATAGCTTTAGCGGCTTCTTTTTTGACATCCTGTTCTTCTTTCTTACTATACTTACCAAGTCCTTTATCCATTTTATATAGATCAAGTGCTCTGGCAGCAAGTGAAGCATTACTTGTATTTTCATACAACCAATCCTGAATTACAGGGTCTTGTTTTGCAGCCCATTCATGAAAATCGTCTCTTGCACGAAGTTCATTAAAGTCAGGATGCAATTTTAAAAGTTCTACTTCAGCTTTTTCTTTGACAATTTCTTCCTGTTGAACTTGAAGATTTTGATACTTAGTCTCCATCTCTTGTGTTCGACTATCCGCTTTATTCATAGCAATGGTTTCAACCATTTCATAAACATCGGGATATTCCTTTCTCCAAGATTCTAATTCGTCCTTGGATTTAGGAGGAATAAACTGCTTTGATGACTGTTCAAGTTGAGTTCTTAAAGTCCGAACTTCATCTTTATGCTTTCCGAGTGTAGAATCGTAGTGTCTTTTCAAATCGTCATAACGTTTCTTAAAGACACGTTCTTCGGCATTTTCAGGGCGTTCAGTTGAAGGAGTTGCCTTACCATCTAAGCTTGCAATTTCTTCTGATGCTTCAGTGTCCTTTTGAACGGTTGCTGTCTCTGCTTTCTCTCTGTGAAACTTCTCTAATTCGCCTTTAGCAAATGCCTCAACTTCAGGATCACTTTCGTCATCATGTTTTTTATAAGGATTTACTTTGGGTTTTTTGACAAGTTTCGGTTTAGAAACTTCAGCTTCTTGCGAAACTGTAGCTTCCTTTTCTTCGTTTTCCATTATGTTTTCCTCTTTAGGTTGAGTGCCTTATGGATAAGGGTAGCTCACTTCCATAATTTTGTGGGTTGATATTAAACTAAATCCTGACTCACATCTATATCTGAATCATCTTGCTCAGGTAGAGGTGGTTCATTTTTTGCCATCATTCCTGATGACATCTGACCAGTTGTTCTATCAAGTGGCACATTATCCATCTGTGTATTGGATAAATCAGTCATAAAGCTTTGAATAGCCTCATCTTCATTATTTCCACCATAGTTTCTCATTGCATAATTCCCTACAATGGAACGTGGTATAATTATGTTTTCTTCGCCAGTTCCTGCTTGAGCCAAAAATGGAGCAAACTTTGGAACTAGTTTCCGTAAAACATTAACAACAGATGGAGATAAAACTGGACTTAATACAGCCATATCTTCATCGGTTATTGCATTTGCTTTTCCTGTAGTTGTCGCTTGAACAGGAGTTGTTTGATCAGTTCTTCCAGGTTGTTCAGATTGTTTAACCTGTTCGGGTTGTTCAGGTTGGATTAAATTACTCATATCAGGTGCTCTGACATTAACCCCTGGAGGTTGATTCATTATTCCTGTTGTTGTTACTTGTCCTCTACTATCTATTGCCATAATTTTTCTATTTAAAAAGAACCTATTGCTTCTGTTTGTTCCCCACCAGCTTTACCTGCGTCTCCACGACTAGTAGGTTCACTTCTTTGACTACCAGTACCTCCATCATGGAAAGGAACAGGACCATGTCTTGGGGTTACAGTTTTAGTTGGTTCTTTATCAGGAGTACTTCCTGAAGTATCTATATTATAATTTGTATTTTCAGTATTTGTTCTCTTCTCTTCTTCCCAATCTGCTCTTATTCTATCTCGTTCTTTCTTTTTTTCAGCTGGATCTGTTATATTATCAGCTTCTTTAAGCATATTATGTCTTCTTGAATAAGTTCCTATTTTATTATAATTTCCTGTCATTGATACAATATTAAAACCAGCATCATCTTTTCGTGGATCACCTGTTGGATTCATATCTGTAGATTGAATTGAACCATATTTTTGCATAAGAGAAATTTCAGTATTATAAAGACCAGCAATATTTCTAAAAGATTGATCAGCACCAGGTCTACCTATACTTGAAACATAATCTATAGCTTTTATAGCTAAAGGTTTAAATCTTTCCCACTTTTCTTTAACAGGTCTTGGAACAAATCCTGAAATTGTCTTTGTTGCTTTTTTAAAAAAACCTGGTTGTTCCTCTTCATGATAAGGAATAGGACCATGTTTTGGAGTTATAGTTTCTTTATTCCATTGAAAAACATTTGCAGTATCTTGACCTTCACCTGGTTCAGTCCACCAATAAGGTTTTACATCTCCAAATGCTTCTGCAGTTTGTGTCTGTGTTGTATCTGTAGTTGTACTTGTAGTTGTTGCATCTGTAGTTGTAGTAGCACTAGGCAATTCAGCAAATTGATAATTAACTCCAGTATAATCTGCAGTTTTTTTTGTTAAAGAAGGTGTTCCATCTGCAGCATAGGTAATAACATATTCTGTACCTTTATATCGATTTGGATTCCATACTGTTGTTTCAGGAGTTAATGACATATTATTTTAATTTATCCTTTTTACTTTGTTTAAGAGCGTTGTCGAGTGTCAGGAGTTGCCTGACTAAAGCCAGCTTCCCCTGGCAACGGAACATTGCCTGTTCCGATGTTGCCACCTCCAGCTCCTGTATTATCTGTTGGCGAAGCTCCTGCAGGTGCTTGCATAGGAGATCCCACTTGGGCTTGTCCTCCAACAGCGGCTGTATTAGTTTGATTTCCATTTGCCATCCCCATTATTTGTGCAAAAATTGCTGCTCGATCTGGATCATTGATTATTTGTTCTGGATCTATATCCAATGATTTTGCAACTTCTTTTAGTATTGTATGCCATTTAACAAACGGTGCCAGTGAAGGATTAGACGCAGTTTGCATAAAAGTCATAAGTCTTTGTGATCTAACTTCTTTTTGCATTAAGGAAGAAGTTCCTCTTGGCTTAATTTCCAGATCACCTTTGATTTCAGGACTATCATCATTGAACTGCATGTTCCAGTAGAATAATGTTTTCCCTAGGGGCTTTAATAAATAGTCATCAATATTCTTAATAACTGTTTTAATACTTAAGGCTGCAGCTCCCATTAACATGGACATTCCTGCTGCAGTTCTTGTTGTTGATTGTATT